CATCATGGTAATAGGTACATTATTAGGCATCCACTTATTCTTTTTATCAGCATGCGGACGATAAATCTTCCAATGTCCTTCATATAGATAACCAAATCTCAACTCTGTATCCTTTATAGGAAACTTTTGTTTGTTGAGATAGACAGTATCAATTGAATATACATTGTTAGCTCTAAGATCATCTATGTCTTGATAGTATCCATTCCAATATGCTAGTTCTTCGTGTGTAAACTTTCTGGTCTTCACCTGAATGAAATACTCACGTTTAGATGTAGATGTTGGTTGTGAATAATTAGCAACGATCCTCTCATATTTCTTTGTAGAGGATACATTCATAATCCCAAGATCAAAATCTCTATCAATCATTAATAAAGCATCATTGAGGCTTACATTGAATAACATCATTACGAAATTGAAACATCCACCTTTCTTGCTGGAATCTCCAAAATCACAATATCTCAATGCTCCTCCTCTATATCCTATAATGAATGATGGATTCTTTTCATTTCTAAAGGGCGAATAAGTAACAACATTAATTTTCCAATTCTGATGTGGCATATACATCTTATAGATATCATATTCAGATATCTTATTCAGTATGCTATCAGGTGTTAAGTTTACTCTTTTTTTCCCTTGTATACTCATAGCTTTAAAATAAAAAACCTCTATCATTTCTGATAGAGGTCTCTACTAACAATTAATTGAATTAATAATCGTCCCCATCATCAGAAATAAATGCATCTGAAGCAACTAAGTTGTCATCAGCATTATAATCCTGCAGGTCCTTAAGTGTGTAATAGTCTTTACAACCATATTCACCTATAACATTCACTACGAATTTCTCGTGTGCTTTCAAATCTTTTGGTTTTTTGTTTTTAAGACTCTCTTGTATTCTTCTGTCTCCATAATCTACAAGTCTAAATTGTTTCAATGCATATCCACCTAAGAAGGCTTTGTTATAGATACCTTGATACTCTTTAGATTCTCCATCACGCTCTTTAACAATCACTGTAGCTAAAGCAATAACAGATTTACACCATTCTCCATCAACTTGGTCTCTAAGATCTTTCACATTACCTCTCATCAACTTCTTCCATTCTAATTGTAGAACAGTTTCTGCATCACGATAATCTAATTCACTTAACCAAACTCTCATGAAGTTATAAAGATCTTCTTCTCCTGTATATGCCACTCTGAAATCTCTTCCTTTAGTGAACCAATCAGCAAGATCATTCTCATCTGCAGCCCAAGAACACATACCAATAGAATTGATATATTGTTTTTTAGATCCATCTTTATTCTCACGTTCTTTATCTTCTAAGAAAAAGCTCACCTTGAACTTATCATCTTGATTAACTCTCTGTAACCAGAAATCAACACGAAGATAGCTATTACCATCTTTAGTCTCACCTAAATACTCAGCAGCTTTGCTGTCTTCTTTAAGCTCCATACCAAGTTTGTCTTTAAACTCTTCAATTGTTGGATTAACTGCAATTACGGTGCATTCAAATAATCCTACTTTTTTAGAAAAATCTCCACTTCCTGTGTTTTCTCTTTTCTTTCCTCCGATACTACTCATTTTAATTTAATTTAAGCGTTATAATAATTTGTTAAACTGTCTACTACTAATTGTAGATCATTTGGTATTTTAGTTTCCTGGAACATCCCATCAGGACTTTTAGCTGGTAACTTTCTGTAACGATTAGTTACAAATTGATAGTTAGCAGTTCCATCTTTGTTCTCTTCTACAAGAGTGTACAAACAAACTGTAAGAAGTCCTTCTAATAACACTTGGTTATCAATCAACTTACCTGCAGTTTTGATTTTATATCCTATAACATCTCCACCATCCATAATTTCTTCTGGGTGACTAAGATAGAACACAGTGATATCATCTCTCAATTGTCTTGCAGTTCTAAATAGATCCACCATGTCTTTAGCCATAATGCTAAACTTGGTAAATCCTACCTCTGTAGCTTTGTTTACCATATTGAATCCCATAATATAATTAGAGTCTTCAATGATGATGTTCTTAATGTGTGGAGCTTTCTCTGAAAGAGTTCTCAACAAACGACTAATTTCATTTGCATCTTCTAATTCTTTGTAATTTTTGTTTTCAGCATTATAAAGTTTTTCACTTCCCTTGAAAGGAAGCTCTTTCTTTGCAACATTGATAATGTACGTTTCTTCTGGGTTTAGATGCTTAATTGCTGTACTTTTTCCAGTACCTGTTGCACCTACAATCCCAACTAATTTACTTGCCATTGTTTTAATTTATTTAGTTAATTTATTCTATAAAGATACAATAATCTTTTTGATTACAAGTATTTTATCTTACTTTTATCAAAAAATTCTAATGCCTTACTTAACCATTTCAGCTCTACAGGTTCATTAGAGCTCACTATGTATATGTGGGCTTTTTTATCTGGTGTAGCATATTCAAATGCCATTGCACGATTTATTTTTTGTGCAAGATTTTCTGCATTACTATCAAAATAATTAATAATAATTTTATCTAAAGGCTTATATGTTACACCTGTATTACCAATCTTTACAACAGCTAGATGATTACCCTCTCCTTCAGCAAACTCTTCAAAGATAGCTTTCTCTTTAGACTTATTATGATAGGAAGGAATTCCTAGATTGTCTGCAACAGCAGTGGTACCACAGAATACTAACACTCTTTCATCTTTATGTGCAGCCAAAAGTGCCTTTGTAGCATTAGTTTTGGCTAAGGATGATTGAATAAGTCTCATTCTAGCAAGACGCATAAACATTGTATCAGATCCACTGTTCTGAAGCTTATTAATTACCCAAGATAGTGCATCATATTGCTTCTTTTCAGTCTTTTGTTTACTCTTATAATCATTATATACAACATTGTCTAAGGGCACTCTGATAACATGTATCTCATAATCTACAATAACACCTTCTTCAATTGCTTTTTCAATTGGATAATATGCTACAACATGTAGATCAAGTTCTTCTTCAAGGGTTCTTTCTGTATCACTGGCTAATGTACCAGTAAGACCAAGGATCTGCCCATTAACATCAAACAGGTCCTTACACACTTCTATCTGAGCAGCACTCAGTAAATGTATCTCATCAATGATGACAACATCAAAGCTTTGATTAGCATACTTCTTTAATGATAGATGGGTGGTATATGTGACAATGCTGTCATCAAACCCAAGATCAGCAAAATCAGATTGCCAAGCATCTTTAATCTTATTATCTGGATAGGCAATCAATATGCTCTCAGGTTTTAGTTTCTCTAGAGCTATAATACTAGTTCTAATCTTTCCAAACCTTGGACACAAATTCAATATACCAAACTTCCCATGCTTCAGCCATACATCAGCAAACTCTTTCTGCCTGACATCACGTATACTTTGTTTCATATTTTCTTTGCTCTTTTAAATTCATTGATTTCTAATTGTCATAGTTCTCTTTGTTTTAACATTGCATCTGCTATCTCGTATGCATACTCTGATAGATAATCTTTAAGTGGTATATCTTTAGCCATACGACTCCAAGACTCTGTAATTTCTCCCATACTACTGAAAAGTCCTTGGATTGCTTTAGCCGCAAAATAATCTCTTAAAGTCATTCCTTGATGAGCATTTAAATGTAATGCTGGAAATGCATTTTGTTGTTCTTCTTGTTTCATGTTTATCTTAAAAAATATGATTTGTTAGTAATAGATTCATAATCACTGTCTGTGATGTCTTTCTTTCTAGGCAGCTCCTTAAATAAACCTAGTTCACCTAGGAATGCTAGTCCAATTCTCACATCATCTTCACCATAGCTATTCTTGATTAGTCTTACACTTCTGAAATACTTAGCACCATATTGATCTTTTAATTTATCTAGGTCATATCCACTTGGATCTGCTACTTTATATCTCATAGGATCAAATAAGGCCATAACTACATCAGCATCATTCTGTGTGCTTGAGCTATCTGCAAAATCTTCTAACTGTGGCTCAACATCACCATTCTTTAATCTAGATGGATTAGAAATACTTCTATTGAATTGACTGACTACCACTGGAGAATATCCATAGAAATCTCTGGCATATCTCAATTCATCAGACATCTTATCAATAGCATCTTTCTTTGTTGGTTGAGCTGCTGTTGTCTTTAATAGACCAATATGATCTACTACCACCATGGTGATTTGTGTTGGATCATTAGGAACATATATTTTATTCCATTTGTCCAATTGTTTTATTTCACCATTCTCTTCAGCATAAGTTTTGAGTTCTTTTGCTATTCCTACAGGATTCTCTGGGCCATCTATGATGGTGACTATTTCACTTAGTTGATCTACATAGTCTTTATAATATAAAAACAAATCATGCTCATCTTTAGTCATCTTCTCATTCCAACCCAGAATTTTACCTACAGGAATAATGATTCCCTGGTCTAGAAATATCTTACGAGATACCCATTTGGCCATCTTATAAGTTCTACTTCTCTCCATGGACCTATACCACACCTTCACCTTAATACCTGAAGCTATTCCTTCTTTGGACATAGCCCAATCAACAGGATTAAGAACAAATGCATCATCAATAAAGCTTGTCTTACCTGAACCAGTGTTACCACCTATCAAATAATACATACCCTTACGAATACCTACATATCTGGTAAGCCTATCAAAGCCCATTGGTATACCTCTATTGAAATCGCCTAGGCCCTTGTTAACTTCTGCATTTAATAATTCAAAACTCATATGTCTGTACCTCCTTGTGGTCTTTGTGGTGCTACATCTATTTTAGCTCCATCATTAATTAATTCAATATAAGCTTCGAATGCTCTTTGGTTCAGATAGGTGACACTATTTTGCATGAATGTCATTCTATTACTGTTAGTATCAATGGAACTTTCTTTCTTCTGTAAGAGTTCATAATTAAGGGCACCTATAAGCTGTGTAGCTGTATATTCTCCTTCAAGTAAAATCTTATCAAATTTAAGTCTACATTCATCTTTACCTTTTCTAATAGATCTGGTACCTGTGAACTTCTTGTTCTTATACTCAAATGAATCAGTTCCTGGATAGGTCTTCCACCACTCTTCAAAATCTGTTGTGGCAGGCTTTCTTCTAATAATCTTTCCACTACTCTTGGCGTTTACAAATTCTAGAAGATCTTTACCTATTAGCGTGAGCTTTTCATCATCTTTTGTTATTAATCCTTTTCTTATCAAAGACTGATAGACAGAATCAATCTTCATACTTCCTTCACATAGTGGGGAAACATCAAATTGTTCGTCTATCAGCTTTAAAAGATATATTATATCTAGATTATAACCTTTCTTGATGAGCTCTTCGAACTGTTGAGGATCTATTGATAACTTCATCTGTTGTTATTGGTTTTACGATTTTAATAATTGCAGGTAGTCTATTCTTAGAACTCTGCTCTTCTTCCCATCTATGCCATGAATCAACTACATCTTTGTATCTCTCCATAGCATAGATATGATCGTTGGGATATTCATAATCCTCAGACCAATTCATTACTCAGTAGTTTTTCTTGGTCTTCCAACAGGTCTTTTTGCAACTGTATCAGATTTGTCTACAGTTGGTTTTTTCTTGTTGTAATACTTCTTCTTCTTTCTTTTAGGTTTCTCTGTTTCAGAAACAACAAATGTCACCTTTCTAACTTGATGAACCTCTTTAGGCTCTTCCTTCACTTCTGGTGCAGTTTTAAGTGCATACACAAATGCTGATACTGCTATAACTACACCAACTCCTACTACTATTAATAATTCATTCATAATAATTCTGTTTTAATTCTTAAGCCAAATTGCAAGTTGAACCATCCAAATGTTCCTTCAGCTCTCGTTTTGTTAAATTTAAATACTTTTTTTAATAGAGGAAGAGCATATGCTTTGAATTCCTCATGTTGTTCTTGTGTCATGGTGTTGGTATGATACCATCTTTCATCACCACTCACATCTAACACTGTCTTACCAATCATCTTTAATTGATATTCAATTAAGTGATCTGCAATGTTTGTTCGATTGATTTTAGCTTTCATTAGAAAAGATTTAATTGATTAGGGATATACACTGTTTTAATTCTTCTACCTTCAGTGTTGATTTTCAAGACTAACCTATTGGCTTTCTCAATATAGTAATCATAGTTGACATTATCAACAGGACTACCTTTTGGTAGGAAGTTACACACTTTACATACCCATTCACCTGCTTCTATCTGACTGATTGCAGCAGCTCTGGTTTGACACTCTGGATTTTTGATTTTAAATATTTTGTCTCCTTCATTAGAAACATAATATCGTATGAGTTTATCATACACTGTCTTTTTACCAGTTGACCTATTGGTCCCTTCATAGTGAAAACTTCTTGTAGCTTTCTGTCTTAGACAAAAGTCATAAAGATTTTCATGAGCACGAATCGTATGCTCAATAGGAGTACCATGTACAAAATACTGCTCAAGAGCAATAGGAACCACTCTGGCTGATTTATTCTTATGTAACTCAAAGTCAGTAAGGAAATCACCTTTTTTCTTAATCTCTCCATTTGTCATAATTGCTAAATAGTCATTCACTGTACTAAAGATAATCTTGGAATAGTCTGTACGTTCTAACTCATATTGAGTTATGTCACACCACCATGCATTGATTTCATGCATCAAAGGAATCAAGTCTTTCTTAATCTTGATGGTTACACCATCCGTATTAGCAGAGATCACATGTATGCCATTCAATTCATATCTTTCGATAAGCATCATTAAGCTAAGCTCACCTGTAATTGTGGTGAACATAGTTAACTGCCTATCATAGATCCATGATTGCATATCAGATGACTTACCATATACAGAGTTAACTGCAAGTTTAAGTGCTCCAACAATTCCTTTAATCTTCTTGTCCTTCTTAGCGAAGGGTTTAAGCTCCAATCTCTTATCAAACATCTGTTTGTATCCCCGAAGGAATTCCTTACCTAAATGAGCAGGAAACTGCCCATTATTGATGATGATTGCTGGATAATAAGAACTTACATCCCAATCGATTATCTCACACTCTTCATCAGCCTCAAACACTTTAGGTTTGTTCTCTGTATGAAGACCACCTTTCATAAAAGAATATACATTTCCATGGAAATCTATATGCTCTTTGAAATCATCTTGCAGACCAAGCTGCAGTTTATTAATCTTCTTTAAGAAGTCTTTCAATTGAGGAGTTTCAAATGCTACGTATTTAGCAATGCAATTCTTTACATCTATGCTCTTTCTGAAATATCCTTTCTTTGGAAGCTCTCTATAAGTAATTCCTTTCTCTGAACAATAATACTTCTTAATCATCTCATCACCTATCTTACTATCTGAATAGTTAAGACATGGAATACCAAACTCTTCTTCAATATCTTGTCTGAGCTCTATTTGATTGTTTCCTTTGTATAATGGATGATCAGTCTGTCCAAGTGTTATCTTGTAGAATTCATAAGTTGCATCTACATCATTATAACAATAGTCAATAGTCATCTCAACTTCTTCTTTTGTCATATTTGTCTTAGTATGATGTATAGGCATTTCTTCTATGTTCTCAAGATCCATCTCAAACTCTAATCTCTTCAATGACACCATTCGATTTTTATTATCATAATGGTGTATCTTAAACAGATCTAATTGTTTAAGGGATAGTTCATGTTCTCTGTATTCTGGAAACACATCATAGTTAGCATCATGGATAACATCTGCAGCTTTCTGTGCTATACGTGCACATATCTCT